ATAAGCAGTATATTGTTTATCTGATTGACACAAGAGAAGAGATCGTAGACAATTATAAGAAGATCTTTTCCCCAATTGAAACTCCAAGTAAGAAACTTATTTTATGATGATTGTATCTGAGGATGATGCTGTATGGGCAGCAAATGAATTTATTGATTACTTCAAAAACTTTTCCTCTATTGAGGATTACCTTCGTTATGTGAAAAAAGAAGTCATCTCTCAGACAAGTCAACTTACTCCACTTCAGGATGAGTTCTTCAATGAAGATATTCATCCTAATGAGATGGAGTTTGATATTAAGTTTGTTGGTGCTCGCTTTCAACAGGCAGTACCACAAGAACACTATGGTAATCTGTTGAGGGCAGTTTCTTCACATAACAACGAAAGCAATATTCCTGGCAGAGAACTTCGTTGGATGATCTTTGAAAAGAATACTCAACGGTGTCTTGGATTCATTCGCTTTGGTTCTCCTACTATTAATTCGAAGCCTAGAAACCTGTGGTTGGGTAAGGCACCTAATCTATCTGTATTCAATCGCCATGCTGCGATGGGATTTGTGATTGTGCCATCTCAACCTTTTGGATACAACTATCTTGGCGGTAAACTATTGGCACTCCTGTGCTGCTCCCACTATGCCCGTGAGACACTCAATCAAGTATTTGAGAAGGACATTGCTCTCTTTGAGACAACATCTCTCTACGGGTCTACCACCGATGCCTCACAATATGATGGCCTCAAACCCTTTATGAGGTACAAGGGTCTTACGGAGAGTAAGTTCCTCCCTCTGCTCCATGAGGAGGTCTTTCACCGTCTCCACGACCGATTTACCCTGTTGAACAACAATACGCCTCTGACGGACAACAGAGCATCTTCTAAGAAGATGAAACGGCAAACTAAGATGATCTCCATCATCAAGAACTCTCTGCAGGATGAGGACAAACTGAAAGAGTTTAATGATGTCATCAATATGGCATTCGGACTTACTCAGAAGAAGAGGTTCTATATCTCTGACTATGGATATTCAAATGTCCGTGAAGTGATTATGGAAGAGCAAGATGAACTGGTTCGTGGCCCTAACTGGGACAAGTTCTATCTGGAGAACATCATTGCTTGGTGGAAGAAGAAAGCAACCAAGCGATATGAGAAACTCAAGCAAGAAGGTCGGTTCAGGACCAAGGTTGAACTCTGGACAGAAGATGATGACATTCAAATTATTAGATAATGGAACTCAAAGACTGGTTGAACTCAATAAACTTTAATAAGGAAAACCTTATTAAAGAAAACCCCGATATCGTTAAACAATACCCCCCATACATTGTCAATCGTTGTCTCTCTGGGCACCTTGACTGTATTATGTTTGCCAATGAGATGAACCTCCACCATCACATTGACAAAGATATGCAATATTCATTTTATCTAAATAGTCTGAGGAAAAGAAAGAGATTCTCTCCTTGGCTCCGAAAGGATAAAGTCCAGGATTTAGAATGTGTCAAACAATACTATGGTTATAGTAACGAGAAGGCATCTCAGGCTCTGAAAATTCTTACACAAGAACAACTTAACTTTATTAAAAAACGACTTGACACTGGAGGAACAAAATGAGTACTGTTGAACCTACGGTACAGTGGTCTCAGGACCAAATGATCGAAGTGATTTTGAATGAACCTGATGACTTCCTGAAAGTTCGTGAGACACTGACCCGTATTGGAGTAGCATCAAGGAAAGAGAAGAAACTCTATCAGTCTTGCCATATCCTGCACAAGCAGGGAAGATATTTTATCGTTCACTTTAAGGAACTGTTTGCCCTGGATGGCAAACACGCCAACCTAACTGTGAATGATGTTCAGAGGCGTAATCGTATTGTGCGTCTTCTTGCTGATTGGGGCCTGATTGGTATTGTCAAGGAAGATTTTGTTCTTGATATTGCTCCTTTGAACCAAATCAAAGTCCTTGCATATAAGGATAAAGCAGATTGGGTGCTGGAGCAGAAATATAATATCGGAAAGAAAGGAAAACAGCAAGAAGAGAATTGACATTATCTCCCCCGAAGGACTTGACACCTTCGGGGGTTTTTTATATAATATAGAAGTAATTCAAACACATATTCACATACCTCAGAAGTGATAACGAGGGTTGAGTTGCAAACCTAAAAAACCTACTTGTTTATAATCATGTCCATGAAACCCACCTGCTCCATTACAGAAGCGTTTAGACAGACTAAACCCACGGTCAGTCAGTACACTATGAATGCTATTGACATTCTCGATGAAGAATTCGGGGATGGGTATGCTAAAAAGAATCCAAACCTGGTCGCTGCTTTGGTTAAGGCTCAAACTTTGGATTTTAACAACTGCATGATGACCGCTGCTAATTATGAGATTGCAGAAAGTCTTCGTTCTCTTTCGATTGAATTTAACGAATTCCTGGCAACTAAATAAGTTTGCGATCTTTCGTGCGGTCGCTTCAAAAGTCGGAAACCCGCAGACCCCTTGACAGGGGTCTTTTTTTGTATTATTGTATCGTATAAATAGATCGTCTACTATATCAGTTGAGTAGTAGATACCTGTTGGTGAAAGCCTCAGGTGGGATATGTTCCCGTAACAACTAACCCCGTCGATAAGACAGTTAACGATCACTAAGAGGTAATAACCATGGCGAGAGAAATGCGCCCTAATGATGCTTATGCTAAATTTGCATCAAACTTTGAGGATTCTATTGGTAGTGCAATTTTTTTAGAACCCAAAGTTAAAGTTTTTCCACTACAAACAGGTGGTGGAAAATCTTATTATCAAGATAAAGAAATGCCATTAGAATTGAAAGAGGCATTTCCAGAAATGAAATACATTTTTAGACTTTCTCCAACAAGAGAAGTTGCTTATGATGGAACATTTGTTGACGTTTCTGACTTAAGCGGAAAGTATAATTTTGGTTATGTTCCAGATCCTCCAAGCACTGGTATTTTGGATGCATTTGGTAAAATGCCAAACACAGTCCTTTGTATATCATGTACTCATACATATTTTATTACGAATTTTGAGAGATTGCTGAAGTATGCTCCTGAGTCTGTCTTGGTCATTGAAGAGGCTCATCAATTTATTGGATGTGCTGATTCTGGAAGTGAATCTTATATTATTAACTTTGGATATTCATCAGAGTACACTGCTGAAACTTGGCAGAGAATTGCAAAGTGGAGAGACGTAAATCCAAGAATCCTTGGATTCACTGCAACTCCAACTGAACATCATAAAGGGCATTCATCTCTTAGTGATCAGTTTAGAGTTTGTGGAAAACTTGCTGATAAAAAAGTCATTCTTCCTTCACAATCTTGGATGAATATCCCACATCCATATTCTTTCACTAAGTATCAAGGCCAATCATCAGTTGAACCTGCTATTCACCAAAGTATTGATTTGCTTTTTGAAAGAGAGCAAAAGTTGATTGATCTTAAGTATTTCACTATTGATATGGATGATGATACTTATGAAAAACTTCAGTATCTGAAAAAAGAAATGTCTGTTAAAACGGATGAAGAAGTACTTAAAAAAACTATAGTAGATCTATATAAGTCCGAGTTTGGTGATGAACTTCCTGAAGTTTCTGATAATTTTAGATCAGATAAAGATGGTCAGATTAATACTAAATTAACTGCTCTGTATGTTTGTGGAGATTCAAGAGGTGTTTGGGGATGCTCTATCGAGGAAGTAAGAGAAACAATTGCAAGATACCTGCTTGCTGATTGTGGGTATGAAAAATCTGATAAAATGATCGCTACTATGGTAGAGGATAGTAGTGGAGGGAATACGATTTGGACTCTTGATGGTGTTGCTGCTGAAAAAGTGGACAATCCAACCTTAATGAAAAGACTCCATTGTGAAAATGATCCTCTTCGTTTTCTTCTTGTAATTAATAGGGGTCGTTCTGGAATTAATGTTCATAATCTAACTGCTGGGGTTATTTGTAGGATTAGAGATCCTAAAGAGGTTAGAACACCAATTCCTATTCAAATTTTTGGGAGAATGGTTAGACTTAATCCTGGAACTGGAGATGTAGTCCGAAAGCAATATATGAATAATTTAGATAATTACTTGAAGTATTATTCTGAAGATTACAATGTCGATATTGAGACAGTTATTGAAACAATTAAAGTTGCAAATGTTTTTGATATTTGGCATCCAACTAATCGTAAAGCAAAAAGAACTTGGGAAGAATCTCTTGATGAATTTCAACGAGATTATGTAAACACTTCTAAAGAAGGGTTTGACTATTTACATGAATTTACTGGAGTTGAGAAACCAAATCTGAAACCAATTAATTTGGAGATAGAAGTTGAGTGTCCATGTGATGGCAGTAAGTTTATGGTAAACGTAAACAAAGAGGTTGAAGATTGGAGGGGGAATGGAACATTAGACGCATTTTTTAATATGGTATAACCGAATAAAAAGATACGGGGTTCACTACCCCGTTTTTTTGTGTCCTGTGCTATAAATATAACGGATGCCGAAAGGGTCCACACAATCAAATCTCGCTTTAAAAGGAGAAGTACAAATGGGAAACCTAATGAAGTATCATGCAGCCGATTTGCCAAAGTTGCTTGAAAAGATAAATAGGAATAGTATTGGTATGGACGATTACCTTAGCAGGGTGTTTGACCTCCACGAAACAACT